ATACAGCAGAAGCTGATGATGTAATAGGTACTATAGTTACAAAATACCATACTACAGAACCTATATTAATATTGTCAGGTGATAAAGACTTTATTCAATTACATAAATTTAAAGATGTAAAGCAATACGATCCTGTACACAAAAGATTCTTAAAAGATAAAAGTCCAGAACAATACTTAATAGAACATATAGCAAAAGGTGATAGAGGAGATGGTGTACCTAACTATCTTTCTGCTGATGATACATTTGTTATAGAAGGTGGAAGACAGAGACCTTTACGTGCTAAATATATTGAGGTATTAGGTAATAATATTAATGATATAGAAGATAAGTTTGAAGACGAAGAACTAAAACGTGGTTGGATGAGAAATAGAATGCTTATTGATTTAAGCTATATACCCCAGGAGATTCAATCCAAGGTGGTAGAATCTTTTGACCAACCAACTAACAGTAGAAGCAAGCTGTTTAACTATTTTGTTAAACATAAACTGAAACATTTAATGGAAGATATAAGCGAGTTTTAAAAATGGCAACACTAGGATTAGCAGAAGCACTCAAGGGTGCTAGAGAAACTAAAAATGTTACACTAAAAGTGGAAGCATTACAAAAGATACCAGAAGAAACCAAAAAACATCTTTTTGGTGTATTTCAATTAGCATATAGTGATAATATAAGATGGGTACTACCAGAAGGTGACCCTCCTTATAAACCTCTTGATGAAGATTTAGATATTGAAGGTCGTCTTATTATGGAACTAAAAAACATGAGCTACTTTATAGCTAAAGTAACTGATGGTAAAATAATACCAGTTCAAGGCAATATACCTATGATGAAACGTGAAGGTCTATTCATAAATATATTAGAATCAATAATGCCAGAAGATGCTGAATTATTATTACAAGTAAAAAATAGAGAAATAAAAGGCGTCAGTAAAAATGTTATAGCAAAGGCGTTTCCAGAATTGGGGTTGTAAGATGCCAACGTATTGTTTTAAGAATACAAAGACAGGTAAGGAGTATGAAGAGTTCATGTCAATATCTGAAAGAGAAACTCTCCTTAAAGAAAATCCTGAAATAGAACCTATGCTTACTACAGCAATGATGGTATCAGGTGTTGACGGGCTCCGTAAACCAGACGATAGTTTTAGGGACATACTTCGTAACATAAAAAAGAAACATAAGGGTTCGGATGTAAAGGGGTCTCCTAATAAAAATACTATGAATCAAAATGCAGACTTTTAAACATAAAGATGGGGTATCGTTTAAAGAGTTAAAAACTAAAACTATAAATGGCAAACGTCATTATATAACTCCTAATGGTAACTATCCATCTGTAACATCTATTACATCACAAATATCAGCTGAAGCTATATCAGCCTGGCGTGCTAGAGTTGGTAATGAAGAAGCTCAACGAATCATTACTAAATCTTCTACAAGAGGTACTAAGGTTCATAAGTTATGTGAAGACTATGTTAATAATATACAAGTTAATGAATCTAATGATGTCTTTGAGCAGATAAGAGGCAAACTTGATAAACACCTAAAGAAAGTTTGGGCTATAGAAGCACCGTTATATAGTGATGGACTTAGAGTAGCTGGTAGAGTTGATCTTATTGGTATATGGGAGCATTCAAAAACAAAAGAACAAAGTTTAGCAATTATAGATTTTAAAACATCTGCTAAATCTAAAAAGGAAGAATGGATTCAAGGATACTTTATGCAAGAGTCTGCCTATGCTGCTATGTTTGCTGAAAGAATGGGCTGGGACAAACCTTTAGAGCAAATAGATATGAATATAGTTACTATTATTGGTGTTGATGGTAAAGATGAAGCTGAATTGTATCAAAGAAGATCTATAGATTACTTTCCTGATTTTATAAAATGGAGAGATAAGTATGAAGCTAATGCTTCCAAGTCTTCTCGTTAGGAAATACTTCCGCATACGTTGGTGAATGTCCCCAGATGTATCTGTAAGTTTTCTTTATAGCATACTCAGCACCTTTCTTAAAAAGATATCCACTTATTATAACACGTTGAACCTCATCATTATCCCATGGTGTTCCAGTATGACATTCATCCCAATCAAATAATAATAATCTATTTGGTTTTATTTGACATACGTCAGGTTCTTTCTTTTCATTTCTCCAACGCCCATAAAATTCTGTATTGCCACCCCATTCTGGTTTCCATCTTGGTACACAGTAATACATTATTCTAATTAAATCTTCTTGTCTTCCTATATGTTGGTCTTCAAAGAAATCATAATGTTTACAATGAGAAAAATCTTTTGGATGCATCAATGCTCCAATAAAATCATCATACACCATATGATCAGGATAATATTCTTTAAGTTTAAGTAGAAGGTCACTACACTTATGTAATGGAAATCTAACTAAAGGAAAGTATTTGTTTGTTGGTAATCCTGCAGCCCTTAAAGATCTATTCTGAAACATAACGGTTGGTGACTTTGTTTGGAAGTCCCATTTATTATTTGTAAAATAATTATAAAGTTCATGCACTCTTTCCATTGGTAGTACATCATCAATTATCCTCATAAAAAATTACCTTTCTTAATCCACCACGCTGAATTTTCTTCCATACATTTAAACACTACTTGGTTGGTATTAAATAATTTGCACGTGCCTAGTTCTTCCCATATAGGAGGAATACCTCTTTTCTTACAATATTTAACTTCATTTAATCTTGTTATCCTAGCTACTTTATCCATCTGTGGACTACCTTGTGGTGTAGTAACAGCTGTTATCATAGTCCTTTTGGCTCCTTGTTCATATGCCCACTTTCTTTGAGGTATAATGCAATACTTAACATATAAGTTATGCCCCATATATTTACTAAATGGAAAATGGGTGTAATATTTTGGTAGTGTGGCTGATCTAAAGAATAATCTATAGTCACCATCTCTAATAATACTATCTGCATCAGTGGCATATAATTTTTGGCAGCCACTTACTGATGCTATTTCACCATTAACAAAAATTAACCAGAACTTTACATTTGAACTTCTTAGCTTCATAGCTTTAAGTGATTCGTTTAATGTAAAACCTAACTTTTTGCACTTATTACAAAATATTATTAATTCGGGTTTATATTCCTCAGTGTATTCAACCAGCTCTACTTCAGGATTTTGTTCTGTTGAAAATCTTGTCAAATGAGGTATAGCCATTTTCAATAATCCTTCTATTCTTTTTACTTAATGGAATATTATCACTTTGAAGATCTTGAAACATAACTACCATGTCTTGATAGAAATGAAGTATATCCCCCTCTTCCCAAGACTGTAAATTAATTTGTAGTCTTGAAGTTTGTTTTAATGCTTCTTGTTCTTGTCCGAATTTATAAGTACTACCCATTTTTTAAAATACCTTTCAACATAGCTTCCCACTGCATAGCTCTTGTATCCCAACTATAGAAGCCATTAATATAACGTCTTTGCATATCTAATCTATCTTTCATAAAATCTTTATCTATTAACGTACAAGCACTAAGTAATTGATCAGCAAACATATTGCAATGTTCTATATGACTCTCTGACATAGGGTACATCATGGTCCAATTACCAGCTGTTTCAGGCAAAGCAGCATATGCACTATGAACACACATTAATCCTGCTGACATAGCTTCTATCAATGCTATACATGATGTCTCAGCCCAAATAGATGGATACGCGAAGATGTGCATCTTCTTTAATTCTTCTTTCATCTGGTCATTTGATAGAGTATGGTGATAGGTAATATCTGGATGAGCTCTGCATTTATCAAATAGTTCTAAGTATGGTTTATTTCTTTCTGGCCATCCGTAAATATTAAAGTCAGAATATACATGAAGTTTAACTTCTTTCTTTAAATCTTGAAACTGGTTCTTAGATAGATGATCAAATACAGGAACAAGAAGTTCTAGGCCTCTATGAGGTGTTGTATGATAGCAAATATTAATTACATCATTAGGCTTCTCGTGTACTGGTATTGGTTCAATAGCGTTTTGCAATACTATGCTTTTACTATAGGGTACATTTAAAAAATTTTTGAATTGTTGAAGTTGCCAATGGCTGACAAATACAAGTTTACCAAACTTTAAATCTTCTGCTTTAACACCTTTTAGATGTAATGTTTCTGGATCACCAGCAAGATCATGGTTCCATAATATTGGAATACGATCAGGATCAATATCTCTTACTCGTGATGGAATAATTTGAAATTTACTAAGAAGCTCTTTATCTATTCTATCAAATAAACCAAACTTCATTAGCTCAGTTCCGCCCATAGCTTTTCTGTCAATCTCATTCATCTCTGGTTGAGTAAGATCTTGTTTACCTTTTTTGATAGATTTTTTTGAATCTAATATAGTCAAACTCATAATATATCTCCATAATATTATATTGAGGAACCAGCAGCTCCTGTTGTAACCATCTCTTCGGTATAGTCTAATAAATCTGTATAACCACCTATAAGATGATCATCATCCCAAATCTGTGGGTAAGTATATCGTTTTTTATTAAGTTGCTTTATTAACTTCTGTACAGAAGCTTTATTTTGCGGTACCTCTTTAAAATTAATATTTAATCTTGTCATTTCAGCCTTTGCCATATCGCAATAATTACAGGCCTGCCTAGTATATATAGTGTACATTTAAATCCTCTTTTTGTTAACTGCTAAATCAAAACCACAAAAGCACATATCATATGGACACACCATAGGTTTATCTGCCCACTGTATATCTTCTGGTTTATTTATGTTGCCTATAGTACTATCCATATTATAAGATCCATGACAAACACCTTTAAAAATATTACCATTAGGAGCAATGTGCACACCTGTCATTCCAGTGTCACATAACCATCCTTTAAAATTATTATCACCTTTGTTTATTGTATCTCTTATCCACCCATGAAACTCCCAAGGTCCTTCGTGTACCTCTGTATCATCTACTGTTACTTTAAGATCATGACCCCAATCATTTCTAATAGAATCTTTACCTGCTTTACCTACTGATATATTTTTCCATATATCTTCTTGTTGTTTAGTATAACCAATTTGATACTGTACATTTTCCATATCATTTATTCTTGAGGTTTGTATATTAATTCTATCATTGCCTAATTTTGGATAATATAACATATCTAAAACATCTAAGCAATGTTCAAAGTGTTTTGGATCCATCATTAATGCTATACTCATTAACACATAATCTTTTAATTCGTATACTTTATCAAACCATATCTTTCTTTTTATATCCGTATCAATCACATTAGGATGATAACTAGCTAATATGTTATTAACCCCTAAATCTTTATAGAAGTCAACTGATTTTCCTAAATTAGTTATTAGACCTAAATTCCAATTAGGATTTTCTTTAAACTTTCGAGCAACTTTATGGATGTGTGGCCACTGTGTTGGTTCACCACCTGACATCTCCACATAGCCTTTACCAAAATGATCAAATAATTTATCTAAGAACTTATCTGTAGCTTCCCAACTATATGTATCTTTAGATCCGCCCCATGTAGTCTCAGGACAATACCAACACTTAAATGGACAGTAATCATTAACAGTCCACAAAATCATATTATAATTTTCTACTTCAATTTTATTCATTAATTAATTTACTAAGTTCTGGAAAAGTATCTTTAAAATTAGTACCTCTAACTTCATCAAGTTTTTTAGTATATTGTAATGTATGTGCCCAATGTTTGGACATATCTTCACTATTCATAAAATCCTTTATACAAAATACATTATCTAATTTATCTTTGGCAGCTGCTCTTCTTCTATTAAAAGGTGATCTAATATCAATAATACCAGGTTTAACTTGATCGGGTAAATTATCACCAAAGCTAAATTCTTTTGTACTACCTTCATCAAATCTAGCAGCTCGAGATTCACCCCACTCGCTATGATTAGTAGCATATATTGAAATATTACGCTCCATAGATTTAAACCAATCATCATATTTTCTTGTTATTTTATCTTTTATTTTTTGTGGAAATACTTTACAATTTAAATGACTGGGCCCATGAACATAAGCAATTGTAAATACACCATTACCATGAATTATGTCTACAAAGTTTTTTATAGTTCTGCTCTAATAACCAATCAGCAAAATCAGGCATATAGAAAACATTATATGCATTTACAGTTGATATAATTCTTGGTATAATGTTATCAGCAGAATTTTCTAATTTTTCTATATTGTCTAATATATCATTCCAATGACCAGGGTATCGTATATAATTATTCTTGTTGCCCCAACTATCCATAGAAATACAAATATCAATTGCTTTAAAATGTTCCCATAACTTTAATATCTTTGGAGACATTACGGTACCGTTTGTATGATATCTTATTGTTATATTTTTACTATAACCTTCTGCAATACATCTTTCTAATAAACGAGTATGTTGTTCTAGTAGTAAAGGTTCACCACCAGCTATAATCATATGTTTAACATTAGATAACAACGGTAAGAATTGATCGTCCCAGAAACTTTGATTCTCTACCCACGAAAACTTTTCTTTGAAACCTTTGTACATATCTCGTATAGATTTATTTGTGATATTAGTACCTGGTACTTCATTCATCTCTTGTGAGAATCTTACCCATTGACTACTATCTTTTGGTCCACACATTACACATTTTAAATTACATGTATTACCTAATCTAAAATCAAAAGTAATTGGTTTACTATCTAAGTAACCTTTACTATCAGTCTTAGATATTAAATTATCTATAAATTCTTTACCTACAGAAGGCTGAATGGCTGATGGTGTACCAAGCTCCCAAATATGGTTCTCTACCACCCTATGGGAGTTTATACCCGCTTTCTCTTCCGAATAACACTTAACGCAGGCAGCATTCTCTCTACCTGCAAGCATATCTAATCTAGCTTGTTTATAATGATCACTGTTCCATATATCTTCTAATGTATCTTTATTAAGATTACCAGCTGTCTTCTTAGCAACACAGCACATCATTGCTTCACCGGATGTGTAAGTTGCTATATGCATCCATGGTTTAATACAAAAAGTTTTACTTCGTTCCATTTAACATTCCATATAGTTCTGGTAAGCTATCTTTAAATGATTGCTTACGACTCTTATCAAATATTCTAGTCATCTCCCAAAACTCTTTCATGTTCTTTTCCCAATCTGGATTTCTTTTAGACTCTAAATGTGTTAAGTAAGAGTCTATAGAATTCCTTGTTACACCAGAGTTTTCATATATCCATGACCCTTGCCACTTCTGCAACTTAACAAAAGCCATATCTCTTACATACTCTGGTAAGTTTAATGGATCAAAGTATGTTGGGTGTATTACAAATAAGAAATCTACATCTATTACAGACTCCCCTGGTCTATAAGGTGGGTTTACTTTAGAGTGTTTTCTACTAACATCCTGTGCAAACTTTAATATATTATCTATATCTAAAATATTATATGATTGTATAGCTGGAGATAAACCAACTTTAAGTCCTGGTGCTTGTGCTATTTTAATTAAATTCTTTTTTATCGTTGCCCACTTAGAAGGAGCACGTATGTAATCATTAACATTGTCAATACCATCTATACTAGCTTGTATCTGTACGTGTCTAAACTTGCTTGCTAATTCTACAAACCTATCTGTTACATTAGTACAATTAATATTATACAATAGATCAATCTTGTCTGACATACCCTTATCCACCATCTCTTGCATAAACGTGTATGTAGATGGTAGTAATGTAGGTTCACCACCAGTAAAGTATACCTTTTTTAACCCAGGTATAAAATCACTCATCTTTTTCCAGAACTCCGGAGCCTCTACCCAGTCCATAGGATATGGTGGACCATTAATATCACCATCCCATTGGCGACCCCACATATCAGCATACATATTATTTGTCTTTAATTGTAGATGTTCTTTTTCTATTTGGCTACTATTATATACATTACACATTCTACATTTAAGATTACATAAGTTACCTAATCTAAGGTCTAAGTAATCAGGTGGTGTGTCTATATGATAGTCATTATCCTTTGTGTATTGAACTCTTCTTTCTATTTCTTTAAGTCCTAGTCTTCCTATCCACTCTCTATTGTGTCTTTGTCTATAACTATCTTTACCTATATCTTCTTGTGTCCAACATTTTGTACATGCATCTAACTTCTCACCATTTAACATAGCCTTTCTAACCTTACGTAAGCTATGTGCATTCCATGCTTCATCAGGCATAGTGTTGGCTGCAAGTACAGGATTACCTTTCTCATCAGTAATTAATGCTTTCCAAGCTATACAACAGAAGTTATATGTGCCAGGATTGTTAACCATAAGATTAGTCCATGGGTGTACACAAAATGCTGGGTCTTTATCTATACTCAATTTCTAACTGTACATAATAGATTGTATCTATGTTCTGTACCTCCATTAAATGCTG